AGACCCCTAGGCAAAAATTACTAAATACAAATTATATGACACAAAATGAATGGTCAGAAGGATACTGTAAGACGTATTAAGAAAATGTTGGCAAAGTCAAGCAAGAAGTCTACAATTGAACATGCTGAGAGACTCATTCACATTGAGGAAATAAAGCTTTGCATCTGTGGACACAAAGAAAAGGACAATCTTTGTGAGGTGTTTTGTGATGATTTTATAGATCTCATTCCAAATGTCTGCTACTTGAAATGTTTTGAACAAGATATGAGAAAGATTATTTATATGAAACTTGGAGAGAAACCCCTAGTTTCGTCTTTCATGAGCATTTATATGCAGAAGAAAAATAAACCTGTAACTGCAGCCATTATTCCTCCAAATGAGGTTCACCCATATCTTCATGTTAGTTACGAGAAGGTTGCACTACAAGAAGACACTACCTTATTGTGCGGGAAATGTTCAAACTGTACTGCTATGTATACGTATAGATCAGAATATTTAACACACTCAGCATTGAGGGATTGCTACAAATGCAAAGGTAACAATACTGTGGAATGTTTTGGAACTATTAGAAACAAGTACTATAGTCATAGGATTGGTAGTAAGGAAACTATTTCTGTAGGAAACTTGATAAGAAATGAAAGCCAAGCAACAGAATATGAAATGAAAGAACCACAATCTTATTTTTCAAGTGAACCAGTGCCTAAAGTCGAAACTGACGTGAAGTTGGTTAATGATGTTATCACCATTTCTATAGGAAATCACGAACAGAGCTACAAAACTTATGATCAAAAGCTTAAGTCATTTGTGCATGACTTTGTGTATTCAAGATGGCAAGAAGATACTGATGTATCTTTATCTACAATCGGTGTTACAGGTCCGGAAGGGAAGATGACACCTGATTGTATCGTTCAAGGAACTAAGTGTGTTCTAGAATTAGGAACTTGCAACACAGATATTCAAAAGCCCATAGAAAAGATGTACACTGACAAAGCTATTAAATACAGAGGAGAACTTAAACAAGTGAAAGCAAAATTCTTTATAGTAATAGTTTCCCCTCAATGGGTTATGACCAATGCTGATATTGATCAACCCATGGTAGACGAACTTACCATAAGAATGAGATTAGCTAAGCCTTTGGAAGAGCAAATAAGTAGGGTACTCGGGGAAGATATTTTTTCATCTGATTATTCAGAGTTTGAGAGATTAGCCAATTTAGAGTTTTCAACTTGCAAGATGTTTAAACCCTTAGATCCAAAGTATTTTTATGAATTAGAAGAAATTAATGAAGCAGGATCTAAAATACGACCAGATGAGGCTAGAGATGCAGCCCAAATTCTATTATCTACTCTTAAAGGGACAGAAACAATTCACCAGGCAAAGAAATCAGATGTGGACAGTTACATGAGCAAATTCACAGCAGAAAATTCAAGATCTGACTTAAAGAGAGTTTGTAATATACCTATGATTTTACCTTCATACGGGTTAAGAGAAATGGAACTAGAATTCTTGGAACCTACTCCAGACAGCGTAAAGACACCTTGGGCAAATGCTTTAAATAAAACCGCTAACAAAGAGATAGTATTTTCTTCTGTACAAGAAATCATCAATGATGAAGAACCTTCTCAGAAGCATTTTACAAAGAGAAGCATGCTCAAAAAGTTGGACTTCACAGTAGATGAAAAGGCAGAATTGGCATTGAGTGGAATAGGTGGAAAAGCTTTTAGTGAAAATGAGGATGTCAAAGAACACAGAGTCCACTCCAAACTTAGTTTCCACCCACTAGTCGATGTTTCTGATATAAGTGATTTTGTAGCTAAGGATTTACTAAGAATTACAGATCACAGCAATAAGTTTTTCCCCTACACTTTAGAGAGTCTGGTAGAAATGTCTAAGTCAATAAGTACTGCAAATCATGACAATCTATCCACTAGAGTTTGGAAAAAAATGATGAGTACCGACTTCATGAAATTTTCTATGATGTATACCAATGTCTTTATAGAATTAGCCTATTGTTACAAGCATTGGACATCCCACTATGAATTTATGCATAAGAAATTAGATTGTGGAATAGAGATGTTAATCTATAATCCTAAATCTACTTTGTTTGTTAGTTTTGCAATTCCTAGAGTGGGATGTGTAGTATTGGAGTCAGGGAAAATAGGACCTAAGCTATATGCAACTGAAACTCATTATTTCACAGACTGGTCTTCCTTTGACAATTCTCAAATTGAACATTTTATAAAGTTTGGTCCATACATGGGAGCATGTTTGGCTGATCTCCAGAATTCAAGTTCATCTGAACCAGAATTATTTTCAGAATATGCAAGAGATTGTGTGCCTCACTTACTACTCTTATATTGTAATAACAAAACTGATGCTGAAGAATTAGTCACATCTCAAAGATATCTCTTTATGAAACTTTTGGAAGATGTTGAAACAAGCCCATATGTGTTTGTAGATAGATTTCCTAAGGTGATCAGATCCAGATTGACTAGTTATTATCTAAGAGAGACAATTTCACTCATGAATTTTTATGAGAAGAACAAAATAAAGAAAGTTCCAGTACAGGGTGAGGAGATGATATTGTATGACTATGTGAATATAAGATCTCTTTTTTCCAAGAAGATGATTAGCTTGCAGATGAAGGTGAATGAGTTTTACTTTGGATATGTTGTCTCTAAAGAAAGGAACACAGGGAAAGATAAGACTTTTAAGGTGTTAACAAAATTAATAAAACAAGAGCAAAAATTTAGAAAGCAAGTACGAGGAAGTATATTTACTAGAGGTACTAAATTTGAGGAATTCAAGACGAACATGCCTTTGATCAAATTCTTTTCTCAAGCTTTTGGCGAAATATTGGAGAAGAAATTTGGGGAAGATTATAAAAAGAAGATATATAAAGATTTCTTATTTAGTGCATCTAGAACTAGTTTTAGTGAATTAGCAACACTTAAAGTGTCTTCTAGAGATCATACTAAAGAAGTTGAGGTGCAATTGGGAGATGAAAAGACAGAAGACATATATAAGCAACTACTTAAAGACTTTCCAGAGGAGTTATTTAAGAGACCTTATTGTATGGAATCTATAACCAAGATTATAAAAGAATATGAAGAAGACACAAACCAAAAGATTGTTCATGTTGTGCAGCTTGCAAAGTGGTGTTTAGATGAACTATTGAATAAGGGATATTTTGATTCTGACCAATTTGATAAGTCTCAACATGGAGGAGAAAGAGAAATCCATGTTTTAGAGATGAAAGCTAGGATAGTTCAATTTTACACAGAGCTAGTAGCAAGGACCATATCAGGTTATTTTCCATCAGAAACTACTATGAATCCCAAAACAAAGGATCGTTTCGTAAAAGATCATTATGACAAAGCTAGATCTGCATTAGGAGAAGATTATTATGTTATCTCTAAATCAGCTGATGCTACTACTTGGTGTCAATTTCATCATTCTAGTCATTTTGCAGCTATGTATTCTTCCTTCCTACCAGATGAATTAAAGCCTTTTGTTTTCTCAGCATTATCTTTGTGGCCTAGGAAGAGACTTTCATTTCCTATGAAACAAGCATCTAGTTTAGCTGCTAATATCAAATTAGAAACAAGTAATGAAACTTATATGCAATTCAAGAAAGAATTTGAAACAGGGTCAGGTATGTTTACTAAGATGAGAACTAACAAGATTGAAGTTATTTCTGGAATGTTTCAAGGGATTCTTCACACCACAAGTTCCCTTTATCATACTATGATACAAGAGGTCATGAAGATTGTTATGTCTGAATTCATTATAAAGCAAATGAAAATGACTCCTGTAATTACTGTATGTCAAGGGAGTGATGATTCTGCTTGTATGATAGCCCTCAAAGGGAAACCTAATAGAAAATCATTGACAAGGGTCAAACGATTATTGCTCTGGAAGGAAAGAGTTTCTCCTTATCTATCAGTGTTTTGTAATGAAGCAAAGTCGTCGATAGGTACACATGACTTGGTAGAATATAACTCAGAGTGGCATGTAAGACACATGATCATAAAGCCTACATTTAGATGGGTTAGTGCATCTATGGAGTTAACTGTCACTGAGAGATTTGTAGATAGAATGAGGATCTTCTACAATATGATAGCAGAATGTTTATCTGGAGGAGCTAGTACACTAGAATGTGCAATTATCCAACATTTCCAAGCCACTTTACATTATATATTAATGGGTGGTGCATACTCGAGAGAAGATCTCAGAATGGAATATTTAACAAGGATAATTGACAATCCTGAACCCCTATATGGTTTTTTCCCAATGGATGATGATGTGTCTTGTGGAATACCAGGTGTAGAATTTCTATTGTATAGGTTATTTTTAAGTACAAATTTTGGACATTTACAAAAAACACTTGGAGGCTCAGAGGTGGAAGCTGATTTCTCCCCTGAAGATATGCCCAGTTGGATGAAAAGCAAAGATATGTCCTCTATTCGGCTCAAATTTTCAAATATGAAAGTATTCTACAGGATTGTGGAGAGAATGAATCTAGAACCCTTAGAGGAGGCAATTAAGAACATTACTGATGATCCGTATATTCTATTTTCTAAAACTAACTCATGGACTGATGAACAACATAATCTAGTTCTCAAAGTCTTTAGCACAGGAGTTAAAGAGTCAGTATCTAGGAAATCTTCATTAACAAGAATGGCAGCATCTTCAGCTTACATACTTTCAAATAAATGTTTTGTGGACAATAACGAAAATGTTATGTCAGAGGATGGAAAGACTCATTTACATGTTAGACATACTCTTTTGTTTTTAATGGATAGAGATAGAAAGAAAATACTGTTAAAAGATCCTTCCATGAAGAAAATGGAGATTGAAAACTTGTTTCCTTATCATCGAGAATACAAGAAGCTAGCACAAGATATTGATTCCTTAAAGTATAATAATACATTGATAAGTCAAGCTACCAAGAGGACCTCCAAAGTTGTATTGCAGGTAATTGAGAAGCCTGTGGAAGATATAGATGTCATAGACATGTGCAAATATGCATGGTATGGAATTGGTAGACTTCCCTTCTCAAGAGGACAAATAAAATTGAAATGGGATATACTTAGATCTAAATTCTCTTTTTTAAGTGGGAAAGTGGGAAATGAAGGACTTCTTGAGACAGCATCAAATCTCAAAATGAATGTAATTCAAACAAAAATGTTTCTTGAAAGTATGTCTACAAGATCAAGGAAAATCACACTGTATGATACTTCTACTAGAGCTGGCAATCTGGGTTACTCAATGAGCCGCATATACTGGCCTAACAAGAAGTTGTTGACTGTGTCAGGAGGTCTTGATGGCATAAGCAGATTGAGAAGTGATATATTTTGCTTATTAACTTATTGGTTTGCTGGTGATAGGAAATATAAATTGTTAGAACAGATCATTAAGCTAAACAAAGATCTTAAGAAGGATTGGCTAGATATTCCTAGTTCTCAACACAAGTTGAAAATATTTCATTCTGTTTTGAATAAAGAAGCTAACATTTCAATTTTACCGTGGATAGAGAACACTAAAAGAGGAACTTTAGGAACTTTTACACAGATTCAACAGGGTCGAGGCAAGGAACGAAGAGGTCAAGGTTTATGGCAAGGGAAAATATGTGGCATTAGTGTAACTATCCATATGGATGATAATGTGTGTAGTAAGATTGTTGTCCAATCTTTACATGATACTGTAGCACTGGGCATGCAGTTGAATACATTAATGAATGAAGCTAGTCTAAATATGCCATCCTCTGAATTATTAGAAAATGTGTCTTCAAATTGCTGGCTAACTTCTTCTGGAAAGATAGTGTTAGGACGAGATAAGGTGGGAGTTCCAATTTTTGAAAATGAAAATATGAGATTCAGTTTTGATGATGACTTAGTTAGAATGCCATGGTATGTGGATATACATTTGCAGAGTGTTAGAGTTAGAGCAAGAAATCCTAGAACAAATGAGATGTTTACAGTCTTATCAGAAAAATTTACTAGCAGAGATTGGGTTCCTGGGTGCTCTGATGGAAAATCAGATCCTATGTTTTACAAATGGCAAAATGGAGAAAGCTGTTCATTAAGAACTTTTGAACAGATATTATCTGAATTTATACCCACCAATAGGCATGAATTTGTAAATTTTAAGAAGCAATTAGATAGTGGCAAAATAGAAAATGGTTATGGCTGGGATTTGAAAGCTTTACAAAAGACTCTCAGGATGAATTTCCTAGGTGCTAAGGTGTCTAGAAAACCAGAGAAAGATGACAACGCAATCGAAGTAAGTAAAGAATCACTCATAGATTTTGCTAACATGATGGAAGATTTCAATTTTGGAGATAATGATGAATTGATTATGGGTGAAATCACTGATTGGGCTGAAGAGATGGAAGAAGATGACAGTTTAGATATGGAAGAGTTAGGAGGCCTTCAGGAATATGCTGATATAGATCAAGCTATAGAGATGTTCTTGGGAGGTAATGAAACAACTTTTTATGAGCTAGTGAATTCAGGAGATTTAGAAAAGAACTTTAAAATGCCTTCAATGAGCAGATTCTTTGCCCCTATTGAGCACCTAACACAAATAACTACAAAACAAGACATTAAGACATTAGTTTTTAATAAAACACCATGTGAAGGCTTTTTAGGATTGTTAGTGAGCTTCATAGATGGATCATACTTGTATGGGAAAGATGAGGACACATTAAATGAAATAATAGATATTGAAGACTCTATAAGCAATGTATCAATTTCTATTTCTAACCCTGTAATGATGGGTCAACTCAACTTAGATGAGGTCAGAATAAGCATAGCTAATTTGGAAGATCAATATAGTCATGTCACCAATAATATAAACTTGAAACGAAGATTAAATAGACTGATATCTATGTACAAGTCGCGTGAAGAGGAGTTGATGGCTAGTGAGGAATTGTCTCCAGATGACCTGATTTTTCAAAATAGTGACAAAACAATGAAAATAATTAGAGACAGGTTAATGGAAGATGGAAAATTTCAAATGGATTTATCCTCATTAGATGAAGATCTAAGATCAAGTGTTCAAGACACCTTGATAAGAGCACATGTGATGAGAAGCAGAGATATCACAACTCAAGAAAAGGAGGAGGTTTCAATTCACCTAGCCAGCGGTAATCTAAGCCTTGCATCTCTACAGACTATAGCTTTGGCATTTGGTTACTCTGTGAATATCAATGGTCAACAAATTATGAATAATCTTGACAGTAGTGAATTGTCTGTTTTGAGTTTCGAGTTGCCTTGATTTTATGTTCTTTGATATGTTTATTGTAATTTTGCCTAGGGGG